TGTATTTCCAGTATTTTTTATATCTCTATGCTGATAAGTACAACCAACAACATCTATTTCAAGATTTGTTATTACAGGCAATACAGGGTCAGGCTTGTATATCTCAGGAATATAAACCTCTGAAATATTAATTTGTCTTACACTAATCTCTGGTATCTCCATCTTTCATATCTCCAATAGAAATAGACCAGCCATCTTCTCCAAACTTACCAACTTCTTTAATTTCTGGTTTTTTTACTTTTTTATCTAATTGTTCATGATATTTTTTTATGTCATTATCTAGTTCAAAATTAAATCTTTTCATACGCAACCAATTTATAAATTTATCAACATAATATTTTATAAGTTTTTTTATAAATCCAAAAACCATTATTTTTTGGGCTGGATATATTCTGGTATAGTGCCGCCTGTCATATCTGGTAAAGCATTATCTAATACTTTTGGCATCATTCCCTGTACATTGTCAAGCACCTCATTCATTACTCTAGCCTTGAATTGCTCGCTGGTAACAAATCTGTAAGCATAGTATGAACCGCCCAACATTGACAAGGTTAGAAAAAGCGACAACAATGAAGCTATCTGGCAAATTTTTTGAAACATGGTTAAAGAGGCAATACTTAAAGCGATTTCTCACAGTCTTATTATATCTTTTTTAATAATTATTCCTACTATTACTCCTTTATATCTAATAACCAGCTATATGACTAGACAAATGGAAAAAGCTAATTAGTTCCACTTACCTTTTGTTTCCCAATCTATGTATTCCTTATTTCTTTTTTCAATATAGTCCCAAAACCATTTATTTGGATCGTTTGCATCTGCTACAGGTCTTGGTTTTAATTTTTGTATTTGCTTTTCAAACTCATTTTCAACAATCCAATCCATATGTTTCATTACTTGCCCTAACAACTGATCTTCAAAAGCTGGACTTTTCATATACAAGAACACCAATACCCCAGATCCAAAGGTTATAGAAGACGTAATCAAGGCTATATATGAAATTAAACGTGTTCTCATTCTTTTAACAGTGCGTATACTTTTCAAATTAAGTATAAGAGCCGTGGTATGTTCCGCTTGTAGTGCCGTTTGTCCAAGATGCTCCAGCATTTGAGATAGCTTTACCAGCAGCACCACCACTTCCGCCAGATCCACCAACACCACTATTTGTATAATAAGTACCGTTTGCACCATTATTTCCACTATTACCAGCACTTCCTAAACTTCCACCATTTCCTCCAGTACCTCCAATACCAGCGTAAGCATTTCCTCCAGTAGTACCACTAGAACCATTAGTCGCACTTTGATTATAGCCAGCACCATAACCGCCAAGACCACCGTTACCACCAACAAAAACAAAAAATCCACCTGTTCCACCTCTACCACCAGCACCTCCGCCTCCTCCGCCTCCTCCGCCTCCTGAGATTTGACCACCAGATAAGTTATTGATAGTTACCCCACTAGAAGCAACACTTATCGCATCTCTTCCAGCACCTCCAGCACCTCCACTAGGCCCAGTGTTAGCTGTAGTACCAGTCGCACCAGAACCTCTACTACCTCCTGTTCCTATAACAGTTCCAGAAACATTTATTTCTAAAGTCCCACTCATTCCAGATGAAACTACTATTGCAGCGGCACTACCAGTTCCTCCGATTGTCACTCCAGACGGTACATTGTATATTTTTTCTATATCGCTGCCCCAATCTGTTCCAAAAACAGTTGCTAAAACAACATTTGTAGTACTACTTGCATTTACCTGTACAGCAGAAACACCACCAAGACCCAACAATATTTGCTGAATAGGCATTAGCTTAACCCTGATCCTGAGATGTACGCAGTTGAAGAATCAACAAAATACATAGTTGCTATTCCTCTACCAGCTAAAGCTCTATTTCCTGTAGCAGCATCCGCAGTATTGTACATGGTCACGTTAGTACCCTGTGTTATAGTTTGACTCGATCCACTATTGTTAATAATAGTTACTGCATCACCAGCGGAAAAAACTGCATTTGGAACAGTAACACCACCAGTTGAAATGTATATAGCTTTCCCTGCATCAGCAGCCACTAAAGTATATGCGCTACTTTTACTGTTTATAATTATTTTTCTTATATCACCTTTGCTATCTGTAATTGTGCCGCCTGTAGAAAAATTACCAGAACTATCTAAAGTAATTCCGTCAACACTTGCTCCTGTGTGTCTAATACTGTTAACAACTACTCTACTACTCATAATTTATCTCCTAGGAAGGTTTTGGGTTGGAATCTTTGACCACTTTAATGTAATCGTACCACCCAGCAAATTTTACTTTTAAATCAGCATCAGCATCAATACAATGCCAGAGTGCATCGAATTGTTCTGATAATTCAGGATAAGTATTTGAACCATTTGTAGTTCTATCAGTTTTGTACTTATTAGCAAGAGCTTCAGCATTTAAAGCTGTTCTTGCCTCGTCTATTTTTGATTGTTCAAGTTCAACTGACCTACCTTTTTCATCAAATGCACCAGTAGAGTCATCAATAGAAACCACCGTTCCAGCGTATGCTTTATAAATAGCTTCGTGGTCTAGTGACATTATGCTGCTATCTCCTTAAGAGTTATTGATGATGTTCCTGTGCTTCTTATAGCGTTATCAAGTGTGTGTGGTCTATTAAGCCAAAAATATCTCGTACCTGTCAAAGTAAGGAAAACCATTAGTTTATAGGTAACTGCATTTGTAGTATTAGGACTATGTAAAAATTCTATTGTGGTATGGCGCACTTTATAAGTATTAACCATATCAGCAGTTGTTGTAAACCTTGGTACAGCTGAACCGTTAGTTGCGTTTATAGAATCTGCTCTAGAAGTATAATCATAACTTCCTGATGAGTTATCTTTTAAAATTATTCCAGCGTAATTATTAGAATAACCTCCATAATTTATACTTGCTGTTATTAAAATTTTACTCGTAGAAGCACTAGGAGTAATTGTGGCCGACATTCCTGTAATATCTTCTTCAGTGGCGTAAGTATTTGTGGAAAATGTGTCTGTTTTAGTTGTCTGTACAACTTGAAGAATTTTACCACCATTAGCAAAACTTAAAGTACCCGAAGCATTTGTTTTTAAAACCTGATTTGCACTACCATCTGCTACAGGTAATTTAAATTCTACATCAGCATTACTTGAAGCTGGCCCTTCTAGACTTACTGAACCACCACCTGATGCTGCGTTTAGTTTTATTTTTCCTGTCATAATTAAGGTGTTCCTATAGCTGTAATTCCTAACAATGGTGTTCTAAGGAATGTTGTTGATGCACCATCCCACAAACTCACTTGGTGTAAATCAGCTTCATAATCTGAATTATATTCTCTAACTTGTAATTTTAATGTTTTTGTTCCTGACCATGTAGCTTGTCTCCCTGTAACTGTACTGGTTGACCCACCAATAACTATCGGCCATTCATAGATAACAACATCTTCATCCCCTGCAACACCATTTCTAAATGTAGTTCTAGATCCTGTTATATCTGTACCATCTATTAAAAATTTAAAATGTAAAATACTATAATTATCTACCGCAGTCATAGCACAGATGTATTTATAAATAACGAGATTACATCCATCAGGGGGTTCGTATGTAATACTTGATCCAGTTACATCTGTATGCGTAGTGCTTACCTGTTGTTTTGCTGTTACGTTTTGAATAGCAACTGATCCTTTCTTAGTAGATACTGCTGTGCCATCAGCGTAAGTAAGAAACTGCTCTAAAACTACATTTGAAGATGGATTAAAAGCAACACCACTAGCCAAATCAGCAGCAGTTACAGAACCGTCAGGCAAACCTCCTACTGCTAAACCTCCGATTGTATTATTAGAACCGTTAAATGTTAAAGCCATTATGGAATCGTTACAACTGAAGGACTACTTATTGTTAGTGTAGCACCAGTAGCAATAGTGAGAGGGCCAGCAACTAAAGCGTTATGATTTGATGAAATTGTATAACTTGTGTTCATTTCATTTTCAGATTCAAAGAAAATTTGCTCACCGCCTCCACCAGTACCACCGCCACCTCCACCAGCATCTGCATATTCAAGCTGACCAACTGCTGTCGCACCACTGCCAGAAATACTTTTAACTTTTAAAACTTTATCAGCAGCAATTTGGTTATCTGGCAAAATTAAAGTATAAGATTGACCAGCACTATGGGCTGGGGATTTAATTTTTACACCATGACTATTTTGATTGCAATTTAACTGTAAAGTTGCATCATTTGTATTTCCTTTAATTTCAAATAATCCTGTGCCGTTTGGTGTTACTTTTATATTTCCGTTTGTTGTAGAAGTATCTATTTCTCTCGCTTGAACGTCTAAATTTCCTCCGAGTTGAGGAGTTGTGTCGTCAACTACGTTTGATATACCGCTTGTTCCACTTAATGAAGTCCAAACACCATTGTTATAGGCTTCAATTTGATTTAATTGACTATTATGACGAATCATACCAACAGCAGCTGGATTGTCTCTCTCGCTTGTATCTCCGCTAGGTAAGGTTATTGAAGATGTAATGTTATAAGTTGCTCTTGCCGTAAATGTATTTGCTGAAGATAAAGACGCATGACCAAAGTTTGTTTGACTTACATCACCTAAACTTACAAAGGCATTATTAGCAGCGTTTCTAATTTTTAACGTATTACCATCTATGTGTTGAACATAAGCTGCAACACCGATTGTAGGATCGCCTGAACCTTGATTGTTGGTGCTAAGTGCAGCAATTATTTGATTTAATTTTGTTCTAACAACAAGACCAGTTCCGTTGTCAACGGTGAAGCCAGATCCACCAGTATTATCGACTCTTGCCATTTAAAAAAGAGTAATTGTTTTTAGTATATCCGTTTTATCCACCTTTACCAAACCCAACAGCAGTAAAATTAAAATTTCTATTGATTGAAGCCCCAGAACTGTTTTTGAATTGCACTTTAAATGATGAAGCGGTTATATCTGACAGGGTAAAAAAGTCACCAGCTTGTAAATTACTTGCTGTAATGCCGATAGATGGTAACTGACTATTTGCACCTAAAAGAGAACTTGTACCAACAAAAAAGTCATTATCAAAAGATACTGTAGTTAAACCACTTGATGTCAGTGTTCCTGATTCAATTCGTCTTTGTAAGCTTGCTACGTATCCTAATTCCAAAATACGAATTGTTTGTGCTGGGTCGTTTGAAGTTAAAGTTGTTCTAAATTTAAAACCTCTACCTTTGTATATTCCATTTGCAAAAGTTTGAAAACCAGCATAAGTAGCAGAACCAGAACTAGGATCATCTTGGGTTACATTGACCTCCGTAATTGCGTTAACTTGTTGACTAGCAGTACCGTCAAAATCTTGCAAACTGTCAATTAAACCTCTGCTATCAAGTAAATCATTCGGAAATATAGCTTCTGATTTTACGTGTCTTTTAAGGTCTAAAGCAAATACACCACCTAGATCTAAAAAATTGCCTCCAGCAGTGCCTCCAAAACTATATGTGCCAGATGATGCTACTCCACCAATAAAATCAATACTACTTTCAGAATCAAAATCAGAAATATCATCAAACAAACCAACACCAGCTAAAGTCAAAGAGTTTGAAGCATTATCAAAAGCTGTGTTAACTTTTGTTCCTTGAAATTTTGGGTTGTCTTGATCTTCACGTCTTGTCTGTGCAATTAAAGATGGAAGTGAGTCGGGTGGATCAATAACTACAGATGTTTCTCCAGTGCTAAAGCGACCACCATCATCTTGTGTTTTAAGAATTACCTCACCAGCTAAAATTGGTATTTCAACAGAACTTGTATTTCCAGCAACCGCAGTTACAAGATCAGTTGCATTTGAAAAAGTACCATTTCCTGTGGTATCTGGGGTATGCCTAATAAAAATTTTTCCCCCTGCGACCACATCCGCTTCTGTTGGTGGGTTCCATCTAAGCCTTGCAAGTTTATCTGTTAATGGTTCATAGGTAAGACCAGTGATATTTGCTGGTGGCGCAGTTTTACCAACAGCTTCAAAAGTCAACTCTGCTGCTGTTCTTGATGGTTGACCGATAGCATTGAAACTAAACACCCGAAATTCATATGTTCCAACATCAGTATTAAATATTTCAACATTACTTGATGGAGTTTCTATTGTTTTAAAATCTTCATTATTAGCTCTATATTGCACTTGATACTTTGAAACGCCTGTTTGAGGTTCCCAATCAGCAATAATTTTAGGAACAGCAGTACCATTAATAATTACAATTTTTTCTGTTAGCGTTAATCCCTCTGGTGGGTTTTTTATTTCAGAAATAGTTGTAATAGTTCTTGTTGGCAATGCAGTGCCATCCTCTACAAAAGCATATTTACCAGAATCGTGAGATAAAGCTGTTATGGCAAAAGTCTTATCCTCATTTTCTTTTACGGTTACAACTCTCCATGTGGTTGTTTCTAAACTTGAAGTCTCTAAAATAAATGGTGCGTGTTGATTTGGTTGTGTACTAAACCCAGAAGATACAGTTATTGTTGTGCCTGAAATACCACTTATTGTTTTTTGCTCTAAACTACCATCAGGCAAAATTACAGAAATAGTTGGATTAGCTGCAAGACTAGGAATATCTGTATTGGCTGAATCATCAAGAACCACTGTTGTGGTGTTTGTCACGCTTTTAAGTAATCCTCCACGCCTTACCCCAGCTTTTAGTCTGTCAGAAATTTCAATAACATCACCACAACGTACCAATGCGCCAGCAGCGGCAGTTGTTGTGAAAGAGCAAGTTTCACCAGAATTTTGCTCATTGTATAAAAACCAGCGACCTAATCTTCTAGCCTGATTACGACTTGTTGTGGCAAAAGCTTTTATATTTTTGATAACTAACCCATACTTAGCTTGTGTTGCAGCGTCAGCCTCAACAGTTTCAATATCTACTTCTTGTGTAATCATGTCAAAATAACTGACATTTATTACTGTGTGTCTTGTTTTCAAACTTGAACCAGTGTAAATAAACTGCCCTTCAACGACATTAGCATTTGTAAAGATGTATGAAGCCGACTTTGGAGCATCTTGAGAAATAGCAATACCGCCAGCAGAATAAAATGGCATCACACGCATAACAGAACAAAGAGAATTTATCAATGTGTATGCCTCTTGTTGTTGAGTTATATTTACATTGCAGCTAAATCTTGGTTCAGTAGACCCATCACCATTACCCGCATCAACTAACTGTCCACAATATTCACTAACTGTTTTAAAAGTAAATTTATCAAGATTTGATTCTGGAATACCGCAGCCTGCTCTAGTATCTGTTAAAAGGTCATACAGTATCCAAGCTGGATCAGTTGTCCACTCTTTATCTGTTTTAAATGTTCCGTTAAATGTGCCAGCATATGAAATTGCACCTGTTTGCAAGTTAACAATCGCGTTATGTGGAACTTTAATTTTTCGACCCCTAATCCGAAAAACCCTGTTTGGGATTCTTGGAAACTTCTCAGCACTAAAACGCAAAGCGACATGAGCAGTATTTGGATAGGAGTTTTGTTCAAAAATTATATTTGTTGCTGAATTAAACTGAAAAGCATTTATTATTTTAGAATCAGTGCTATCTTCAGTTACCCTCTCGACTCTTACTGCAACTGGGAAAGATGTGGTTGACTTAAATTTGATTATATAATCTCTAAAATATGCGTTTGTTGATCTACCCTCTACAGTGTCATCAATGGCTGTAGTTGTAGTTCCATCATTTTCAATTGTTTTTATTAACAAATTAACAGCTGTTCCTTTTATATCTCCGTTATCAGCAAATCTTTGTAATGAGGGAAATCTTATGGTAACTCTTACAGCGTTTATATTAGATTGACTTATAGTATGTGTTACAGGATTTGTAGTTGTTACAGTTGTACCAATTACAAACTCAGTTTGCACATCATCTATTCCTTCAATAAATGTTTGATTTGCTGTGCCTAATCTAAAATCAAAACCAACATCTTCATAATTGAAATCACTATCTTGTGGTGCTGTATTACTCGCAGCCTCTTGTAAAATTTGTGTGCCATTTAAAAAAATATCTTTTTTAAAACAATTTAAGTATGCAGTTGATGTTTTATCTGTAATCCCTGCTTTTGATGCTGTTGCTGACCCTTCTATTTCTCCCTCTCCCAGTAGCTCCACGATTGTATTAAACTGCTTACTTGACAGTGCATTTGCTGGTAAATCTGGATTTAATAAAATATCCGCAATTAAACGTAAGTTACCAGCACCAAACATTAATTTGAACCCTCTACTTGAACTGTATCAACACCATTAGAAACTACGATAGAACCAACTAAAATCTCTCCATATACTAAATTAACTGGAATACCAGCCCTCGAAATATTTGTAAGCCCTGTAAACGAGTAGTTTGAGGCTAGTGCAGAAGGGTCAAGACTGTCTTGTCCTGTTGGTGACAGATTATTTTGTTGAGGCGAAAGCATACTTGTAACTCCATCAATAACCATACTTGTTCCAATACTTGTCAAGGCACTAACCGCTACAGATGCAAGTAATTTACTTCCTAACAAAGTACCAGCACTCGCAATAGCGGAACCTCCAAACAAAGCACCAGCACCAAGTAAAATTTGTATAAAGTTTCCATGAACTATGGGTATAATTTTTATATCATCTTTTGAATTTAAATTTAATAAATCTTCTGATATTATTTTTTTGCCACATTGTATTCTGTAATGCTGTCTTGCCATATGTTCTTCTACTCTTTCAAAATTACACTTTAAAAAACTTATTGCTTCTCTTGGAGTATTTAAATCAACTTCAAATTCAGATTGACCTAAAAATTTTCTTAGTGTTCCGTAAACTTTTATCTTTTTAAGCATCTATTTCGTCAGGTCTGATTACTGCCATTTTATCTGATTTCGGCGAAACAAGGTAAAAAGTTAAATCTATTGCCTTGCAACTGTACTTGTCAGTTTCTGAAAACTCAACAATATCTTGAGGGTGACTATGCACAATTCCCACAATTTCATCTACAGAATCTTCAATATCAGCATAATCTAATGGGTCAATGACAAATGATTCAGCTTTTAATTCTTTTGATATGTTTTTGCAAGGATAATATTTTTCAATACTGTCTTTAATTGCGACAACACCACAAGACTCCTCTGGTTCACACTTTTTAGCATGGTCAATTGCGTCTTGTTTCCAACAATAATTTGTCATGTATTTATAAATGTACCAACTCCAGAAAAATCTTTTCTTGTTACTTGCCTTTTTGGGAGTTTTAAATTTGCTTGATCCAATGCTCCAACAAGTTCAAATTGTACAAATTCTCTTGTTTCTGTTGTTTTTCTATCAATGAAGAATATTTCTTGAGGCAATTCATTAGATGATGGTGTGCCAAATGGGTTACTATTACTAGGGAAATTTGCTGCATCAAGCTCACTAGCATGAGTTGTTATTCTTATAAGCTTAGCATCTGCTAAATCATTATGAGGTGTTGTTAGATTAACAATTATCAACAAGTCAGTCATTGTAATAACTGAACCACTCCTAGTAATTCCACCTAAATTTGCGATTGTCAAGGTGGGTCTTGGAACTTGACCTCTTCCTGTAAACTCAGCACCATCAAACTGAACAGGGACTCTTTGATAAGAATTTCCTTGCCAAATTATTTCTGCATTTGAGTTCATATTAGAACCAGCATGAAATCTGAAAAGTGTAGGCACATTTGATGGATTCCCTGTTGCATAATGCAAACCCTCTACAAGTTCAAGAACAAAAAGTTCAATCCTTGCACTTGGATTTAATTTTTGTAATTCAGAAACTGGTATTGCCATTATGGTTCTGCCACCTCTTCAAAAGTTAAATTCATAGTAACTCTGTTATTTAAAATTGCAGTTCTACTTCTTCTGGTGCAGATAAATTTTAGTGCTGAAGAGTGATGTGGCGGAGTGAAATCAAAGTTAGCCTGATCGTCAAATCTTGCATTTAGGAAAGTGTCTATTGTGTCAGCATCTGTTGTAGAAATGTTAAAAGTTAAATTTAAAGTAATTAATCTTTTGTTTGCTGGTAAACCTTGGACAAGTCGCTGCTCATATCCATCCCCTAAAGCTATTCTAATACTTTTTTGTTCGACAGTTTCTTGTGTTGAATACTGTGGGGTAATACTTGGAAAAGTTGCCATTATGCCAATAAACCTCCAGCACGTTTCTGTTTAATAAGTTCCGCTTGGATTGCACCAGCTATTTGTTGACCTAATTGATTACCGTCAGCAGATGATCCACTAACAGCCGATCCTGATGCGTCAACACTGATAGAAATATTATTCACAACAGAATCACCTCCTCCACCTATTTGACTATTTGGAATTATAGTGCCACCTTTTGATCCCATCTGCAAAATCTCAGGGCCTCTTTCACCAACAACAAAAGCACCACCAGCCGATACTCTACCGCCTCTTTCCTTACCAAATAATCCACCTAAGAAACTACCAAAGATACCTCCTCCACCTCCTCCACCTCCGAGGGCCTTACCAATACCACTAATCGCTTTATTAAGTGCAATATCAAGTAATTTATTTTTTAAATTATTTAATACGCCAGATATTGCTTGTCCAAAAGTTTTACTTCCGTTTATTGCTTCTCTTAAACCTGTAACTAAATCACTTCTTACAGATTCACCAATACCTTTAAATGTTTCTTTAAGTTTTTCTGCCTCTTCTCTTGCCTTTTTTTCTGCTGGTGTAATAGCATCAACACTTGTTTTTATTGCTCCGTTTGTAACAACGATATTATTCTTTGCCTCTAATTGTTTATTATTTTCATCTGTAATTACTCTTTCTACTTCTGAATATTCAATTACTGCTGGAATTAAATTTTCTACGCCTTCCTTTAATTTTTTAAATGGATTTTCAAACTTTGGTAGTGCTATGTCTAAATTTATTTTTGGTAATTCAATACCGCCAAGCAATTTCTTTATCGGTTCTGGAATAACATCAATAAGCTTTTGAAAAGCTGTTCTAAAAAATTTAACTATATTTACAGCCACATTGCTCACAGATTGTTGGAGTCCTTGAAAAAACCTGACAACTGGTTCAGTAGCTCTTAAAAATCCATCAATAATATTTCTTTGTAATGTGGCTACATTTCTGATAGTTACTGCGATAACTCCACCGATAACTTTGCCAATAAATTCTGCTTCACCTACTAAATCTGTAATTGCCTGTTTAATATTTATCCACCCTTGCTCTAAATTAAATAAAACATTTGTTGCTTCTATACCTAAAGCTTGACCTATGACAGTTCCGATTTGCTTAACAGCACCAACTATCAAACGTATAGGTGCAAGAATACCAATTTCAAAAGCACTTTTTAAAGCTTCAACAGTAACAGCAGTAACTTTTATAACTTCTCTAATTGCAATTCCAAACTCAGAACCTTCTGTTGTGAGATTTGTAAATGCAGCCCCTAATCTTTGCAGTTGTCCCTGTATTGTATTTTGTGCTTCAAATGCAGCTTTGGCCGCAGTACCTTGAGCCTTTGCCTGATTATCTAAATTTTTATTAAAAGATACTAACTGGTCATTCAACAAAGGTAATATTGCTGTTCTTGCCTCAACTGAACCAAAAAACTGAGCAAGTGTCTCTTCACTAGCCCCACCTTTCGCAACTAACTCTTCTAATACTCCTCCTAAACCTTTTGTTTTAAGTGCTGTAGCACTAAAATCTATTCCAAGTTTTTCCGCGGCATCTGAAGCTTCTTTTGTTGGCTTTTGTATCGCAGCAATAACTTGTCGTAGTCCAGCAAAGGTAGATTCAACAGGAACACCAGTTGCAGTGACAGTAGATATTGCAGCGTTGAGTTCATCTATCCCTACACCAGCACCAGCCGCTATAGGTGCTAAACGACCTATTTGCTGTGCGTATTGATCTACAACAATTTTACCATCATTCTGTGTCTGTATAAATCCGTCAACTAGCTTTGAAGCCTTGTCCGATTCCAAACCATAGGCATTTAGAACAGATGTAGTTGCATCGGCAACAGTAGCTAATTCAGAAAATCCACCAGTCGCACCTAACTGTGATGCTTTTAATACATCCGTTAATTGAGCAGTCTCACCAAAGCCAGCAGATGCTACATCATAAGACGCTGCTAGTAAATCAAGCTGTGAAGCTTGGCCACTTAACTCATTAGATAAAGTTGACAATTTTGGTTTTAGGGTATCTACATCAACTCCCAGAGTTTTTACTTTTGCACTAGCAAAATCAGCAGCCGCTAAGTTTCCAAAAGCTTTTGTCAATGAAGCTACTAAAGTAAGACCAGCAGTAAGTGGCCCTAAAGCTGTTGCTAACGCAGCCCCAGCAGTTCTAAACCCTACAGCCGCCCCTTTTGCACCAGCACCAGCACCAAAAAAT